AATACTGGGAGTCTCGTGTTCCTAGTGGTACTCTAAAAGAGTACAAGCGTCAGGAGCTGGTAGAGTCAGCTTACTATATTACTGCCGATCGTACGAGTAAGTCGTACGCCCGGTCTTTGGACTTTGCAAACTGGACTGATGAAAGGATCCAGCGTCATATCGATCGGATATGTGAAAAGGAGGTAGCATAATGGCTAAATGTAAAACTACTGAAATGTTTGGTTCAATGTTTACTACCCATCCTATTACTGGATACGATGGGGAGGACGCAGATAGTCTATCGGAAATGTTTGATATGTTAAGAGAAGATTATAAATCTAGCGGTAAAAAAGTTATTAATATCCAAACTTATTATAATAGTGGTTATAATAGTGCAACTGATCGTTATGAAGGTGAAAAAGAATTTGGTATTGAAGTAGAGTGGGTGTGGTAATGACACCTGCAGAGTTACAAGAAGCGCTGCCTTTACTTGGTCAGCTCCTCTTACTAGTAGTAATTGGCGCGCTTCTTGTAGGTTCTTTTTTTACTATCGTTGGCTTTATATTTCGGAATGCTTTATGGATTACGTTGGTATTAGGAGGTATAATTATTTTTACGAATATGGTTCCGTAGCTCAGTTGGATTAGAGCAACAGCCTTCTAAGCTGTGGGTCGGGGGTTCGAGTCCTCCCGGAATCGCCAATATACTCGGTTAGTTCAGCGGTTAGAACCACGTGCTCATAACGCGTTTGTCGGGAGTTCGAATCTCTCACCGAGTACCAAATCGCCCGCGTGATGGAATAGGTAGACATAACGGACTTAAAATCCGTGGCCGTACGGCGTGCCAGTTCGAGTCTGGCCGTGGGTACCATATATAGTTAGTCGAGTGAGTATAAACGCGGTTAAGCCTGTAACGACTCTAAAATTAAGACACAGGTGGGAATGGTCCGTTCGCCCTCATAAGAAAGGAACGCAATCGCATCCAGCATTTATAAGTTGGCTCTGCTAAATTTAAGGGTGATGCCTTAATACATCCGCGTGGGGCCAACGGTTAGCCCCACACCCTGCGGGTATAGTATAATGGTATTACAATCGCCTTCCAAGCCAAAGACCTCGGTTCGATTCCGGGTACCCGCTCCATATAAATTTATTTAAATATAAATATCCTTAAGGGATAGCACCAGTCGGTCTATCCTTTTTTAACACAAATAGGAAAAGAATAAAAAAATGAAAAAACTAATGGTTGCACTCTTCGCGCTTGGTATGTCATCAAGTGCATTCGCTGAATCTTCGATTGAAACAACAGTTGGGGTTGAGCGTAATCTGGACACAGAAATCAATAAGCTCTTTTTTGGGCCTTCAATCACATCAGGTGATTTTACCCTTAGCACAACAGTAAATATGGTAGATACTACTACAGATAATATGAAATTTAATATTTCATCTGCTGACGTCGATCTTAGCTATTCTGTAACTTCTATTATCGATGTATATATTGAGAATGATCTGGATGCAGATTTTAAACAAACAGATACAACTGTAGGTATTGCAGTTAAATTCTAATTTAGGAGGCCCAATGTTAAAATGGTATGATTACGTGATGGTAGGTATGTTTGCTTATCCAATAAGCCAGGGATTAATTCATAGTTTTTTCTGGGCCTTTTTAACTTGGGTCTGCTTTGTTCAATACATGAATGCAAGGAGAGATGGACATGTCTGATGATTTTTTCGATTTCGGATTTACAGCAGTAGATGAATCCGAACTACAAGCTGTACAAGAGGCTACACAAAGGGTAGAAAGCGTTGCTAGTACTGCTACTGTAACACAAGATAAATTGGATAAACTTTATAATGCTATTGTTCCTCTCCTCAATAATCTTAAGAAAAATCCTGAAAAAGAATATATCCTCTGGCCTAATCGAATTGAAAAAGTAGAAGCTTTTGAAGATCACCTTTATAAAATTTATTCAGATTAAATTGATTTAGGGGGTTTACATTTGGATAAAACTATGATAGAATAGTATGAATAATTGGAAAGAGGAGATCCAAATGTCTAAAATTATTATCACTAAAAATATGTCCCAGGAACAGCGTTTAGAAGCTATTCGCAAAGCCAGCAAAAAGTTCAATGCTAAAATGCAGCGTAACTTTAAGGTTCGGGATTATTCCGTTACTGCTAAAGAAGATCGTTCCGACGATTCTGTTAATATCAATGCTTGGACAGATGCTCCAAAGTATCTTGATGAACATTATGGCGATCGTGTTCGTAGCCAGAAAGTTTACGAGTCAGAAGAAGGCTGGAACTAATGGTTGACTATTGCGTTGAAACCCGTAATAGGATTAAGCTCTCAGTCGCAGCATATGCCTACGAGTTCAGAGACAATCCTATTATGTCTGATGGCGAGTTCGATGAATTGGCTCTTCGAATAGATAAATCTGCTCGTACTGGAAACAAAGAACTAGATTCTTTCTTTAGTAAACATTTCCAGCCTGATACCGGTATGTGGATATATAAGCATCCCGAGTTACGCAAACTGGAGTATCTATATCAAAGGTATTATAAATGAGTATGCATCTTGTCCGTGGTATGTCTAGTCTTAATACTAAAAAACGTAAAATGAAAAATGCACCTGGCTTTAAGAAAGCTTTAGAAGAGCATAACAAATGGCTTCGGAAAATGGGTGTTCATCCAGATCAACTCAAAGATAAGGATAAATCAAATGGCGCGAATATTCCGAATTATGCAGAAACACGTTTCAGCGTCCCGACGTCGGACGTCATTACACCCATCCAGGGAAAAGCAAGAGCGAATGAATACTCAGGCGAATACATCATCGGTCTTGCCACTCTTCACAAGTCAAATACAGTACCAGTCGGTAGAGGAGATAACCCAGAAATATACGCAAAAATGAGGCGTGGATGAAAATAGGGGGTTTACATTCCATTGAATCTATGGTAGAATGCTTGTATAATAAAATTTTGTTGAGGAGCAAATATTATGGCTATTAGAAAAAAGCAAAAGAAAGTGGTACCAACACGTCGTCGTTTCGGACTAAGTGCTGTACCAATTGAAAAAGGCTTCGATCAGGTTCTATATTATTTTCAAACTGAAATGTCGAATTCTGATATATCTAAGATACTGAAAAACTATCTTAAAGAAAAACATAAAAAATCTGCTAATCTACAGTATATTATGTCTTGTCCTGAATATCATTTCTATTCACATCCTTCACGTGCAGCAACAGCCTTCTGGCTGACACATGCTCCGAAGAAGGATGACGATGATAAGTCTAAGGCTTATTCATCGGGACTATCAAAATGGACTTCTGAGATGATTTCCCTTGGTAAAGAAATTTACCAGGATAAGCTAATTAAAAAGAACGATTCTGATGCACGTCCTAGTATTTCGCCTATGGAAAGGCTTAAGAATAAGATTAGTAATACTATTATGCAGGATCTTCTTGAGTTAGAAGATCAATGGATAGACGGCGAAAAAACTACTATCGACGTTTATAGTTTATTTAAGAAACATGGTTTGGCAGGATCGGCAACATTGCCTGTCCGCCAGGTGATTGAGGGATGGTTGGTAGATTATGAAGATGCTTATCATAAGCGTTGTGATGATGCCGTCGAGGGTTACTCACATTTGAAAAGACCCGAACTCAATCGCCGCATTAAGTCCTGTCAGGAAATGCTCCTCGATCTTGATAGGATTAAGTCTGCTGCCAAGGCACAACGTAAGACGAGAGTCAAACAGCCTAAGGCAGCAGACAAACAAGTTTCAAAGGTACAATACAAATCTGAAGATTCTAATTTTAAATTGGTTTCAATTAGTCCTATACAAATTATTGGCAAAATCAGATTGTATACCTTTAATACAAAATCCAGGATGCTTACCGAATACATTACACAGAGTGTTGGAGGATTCGAAATTTCTGGTACTACAATTAAGAATATCGATACTGTGAATAGTCGAACAGTTAGATTACGTAAGCCTGATGAATTTTTACCAGGTGTTCTAACTAAGACCGTTAAGCAAATCGATACCGAATGGAAGAAGCTTACCACTAAAACAACCGTTCCAAATGGTAGATTAAACTCAGACACAATCCTATTGAAGGTATTAGATAAATGATTGAAGATAACTTTTTGACTAAGTCAAAATTTACTAAGCTCATCGAAGCAACAGTAATCGAAACAAAATTATCCTATATGGATACTATCTTACATCTTTGTGAAAAAAATGAAATTGATCCCGAAGATGTAAAAAAATTTATATCACCTATTATAAAAGAAAAGTTGGAAGGTGAAGCAATGGCTTTAAACTTTCTTCCAAAAACAAATTCATTGGACTCAGCTTTTTTTGAATAGATCGATATATAATATGTTTACAAAACAACAAAAATACGGTATAATAATTCAGTTTAATACTTCAGCAAATACAAGGAAATACAAATGACATTTGAAAATCTAAAACGTAATCGTGACCAAATCCAGAAACTAGTACAAGCCGCAGAATCGACCGGTGGTGGTACCGAAAAGAAATCATATACAGATGATCGGATTTGGAAGCCAACCGTAGATAAGGCAGGTAATGGATATGCAGTACTACGATTCCTCCCAGCAGCAGCAGATCAAGAACTACCATGGGTCAGGTACTGGGATCACGGATTCAAAGGACCAACT